CGGTGGCCTGTGTTTGATATTGATTGGCTTGTTCGGTGCCCATGTCATTTTTAATAGTGGCCACCAATGCTGGCAAGTCCTTGAATTGCATTTCAGAAATCTGTTCAATCATTTTCTGAATTTGATCCACCATGTCTTGGCCTGCAAGCACAACCTGAGCTTGTTGTAGTTCACTTTCCATCACACGTCCACGCTTGCTTTCCTTGGTCATCATGGCCACTCCGGCAAGTTTTTGTTGCTCGTCTTTGGTCAATGAGGTTCCAGCAGTTGCCTTTTTAAGTGTGGCCTGTAACTTGGGATCTTTCATCATGGCTGCTTTGGTGGCAGCATTTGGTTGTCCTGCTGGACCAGTTGTACCAGTTGTACCAGTTGCACCAAAGGCCCCCACTTCGCCAGCTTCTTTGATGTGACTAGACAATGCTTGTTCCATCATAACCAATGTTAGATAACTGGGATTGCGTTCGCTGGTATGGAAGCCAGTGGTTGTTCTGTGTTCTTTAACCAATGATCTAACTCGGCGCAACATGTGTTGTGCTTGAGTAGTTCCAAGTGTTGACAAATCTAGATTTTTACCTAGATGAGACTCGAATACCTTGGCGATAGTCTTTGTTTGGCGTTGTGCGCCGAGCTCGTTCAATTTCATCGTTGAATCCTCGTAATTGCTTATATTTAGCCGAAGCTACACATTTGTCCATCCTATATTCAATCTCTTTTATTAGATCAATCTTGGATTGCAGTTTCAATTGTGCTACTTCTTTAATTTCAGCATTTTTAATTTTTTTTACTAGCGTTTTGCTAGTATCAATATCGGCTTGAAGACGAGACACAGCTTGGTCCAAGCTGGCAATCTCATCTGCTAAACGCATATGATTATACTTATCTGCTATACACCAGCTAAGTGCTGTTCGTGTGCTGGTAAAATTGCCAACTAAATTTTTGTATTTGTTGACTAGTACGTTGCCACCATTGCACTGAACGTTGTATATGTGAAAAACTTCATATCCCCCTTCAATGGGGAAAATCATGTTGGACTTGGCAGACTCATAATCCGATGACAAAACTTGATGAATTTTTTTAAAAGTTAATTCTGAATCCATTATTTTACTACAAAAGTTGCAATCAAATATCCAATTATGCTCAGCATCACTGCACCTATACCAATACCCCAGGAAATTAGTTGATCATTGCGTTTGTCAGCCATTTTCTGTACGGCTGTTTTAATGGCATCAATTGCACTGGCTAAGCCTTCCATTTTTTCGTCTAACATTTCTAGTTTGGTTTCTAATAAACGATAACGTTCGGCACATAATTCAACGTGCGCTTCTAGACTCTTTTTTTCAATATCAGTTGTGTCCATTATAGGCTCCCATCATTTATTTATTGGTATTAACTGAGAACCAAATGTTGGCAGAATCAGTGTTGGCTGACAAAAAAGGTGTGATGGTTTCGGCTTCGTCTAACCCTATTATCATTGGAACTCCGGTGCAATCATTCTTGAGAGCACCTATGGAATCTTGATGTAGTGATATTTCTTCAATGTTGTCGACTGAAAAATCAAACTCCCACACGTTGTCAACACACACCGGAGTTGATATGTCGTATGGCAATGATCGCAGTGAAATTATTTGATTGATGGTTTCCCAGTTTCGTTGCTTGTTACGAGATCGAGTCCAAGAGATTAAATCTAGTACTACCTTCCCACTGGCATCAGTAAAAGGTATAATAGATGATTTGTAATGACTCTTGACCCCAGTAGCTGTGATATCAAACAATGTTTTGCATGTTATTTTCTGAGGCATTTTAAAATCTGTAGTATCATATTGTCAGTATTTAACGGCCAAGAAAAACCCCGGAATAAATCCGGGGTGGTAATCAAAGCAATGTTTGATTAAGCAAGTTTGAAACCAGGGTTTGTAACCAATGTACCAGCCACGTCAACACCTGTCACAGTGCCATCGCTGGATGTGATTTGCACGTTGCCTAGAGCTTGCAGGCTAGTTTGCAAAGTAGCCGCAGTCCATGCACCACTTGGGTACACACCAACGGACATTTGTCCTGTGTTATCGCCTTCAACTTGGTAGAAAGCAATAGTAGCTGTTTTCTGAATGTCTTGATTCAATTGAACCACAACACCAGGTGTGAACACGCCGCCGCTGTAAGAACCCAGTTGTGGGCGTAGATCAATTGCTGTAGCTGAACCGTTTTTAACTAGAATCTTGAAAAAGTCTAGTTTTGGTCCTGCCATCTGCACAAGTGCATCTGAACTGATTGTACCGGTCTGAGGACCGTTGTTAATGTCTAACGCAAATACTGGTTGTGCGTCACCATTGAAGGGTGGAAAATATGCCATTTTAAAAATCTCCTAAGTTAGTGGCCTCATTGGGCCTACTTTTATTTAGTCAATTAGCAAAAAAATAGTTATCTGGGATTGTTTTGTTGAGCATTTCCTGCTGAAAATACTCCACGATTTACCAGTTTAACTAGGCCAGTTGGCGTGGGCACTACAAACCCTTCACCTTCGGCTTGCCCGGCAGTGCTTTGCTCAAGCCCTTGCACTTGTTGTTCAAGTTGCTGTGCTAGATTTAATTTTAAATTGTAAATTGAGTTCCAGATTGCCAGCAAGCCTAGATGCGCAGGGCTGGGTACCGGTTTGTTATTGGCATCCAACATATACAATTTGCCTGGCACATTGCCAGTACTGGCGTTGTATTGCCCATTGGTGTCAGGGTTACCAGTTACTAGCTCACTGTATTGTCGGGCACTGGCTTTGGTTTTCATCCAGTTGGGCATACTGAATGTTGTGCCGCCAATTATGCGTTGATTAAAATAAGTCTGCATCTGTGCTCGTGTGCTGGCTGGCAAGGAATTCAACAGTTGGTCCACAGCCGCACCATATGTGCTGACTGCTTGTTTGGCGGCAGTGATTAAGTTAGCCGGAGACTTCAACGTAAATGCAATGCCAACGTTGGGTTTGATAATGTCAACTCCACCAGGTACATTTTGTAATCCTTGACCGTTCCAGGTTTGTGCTTGTTGGTCACCCAAATTGGCAAACTGTTGGTGTACCACGATCCCGCCAGTTTTGCCAGGAATGGTTTTTCCAAGTTCGCTGTTGGCCGGTATTGAATATTGCACAAGATTGGGCTTGAACACATACTTGCCACCCTGTGGTTGTAGTTCCCCAGCCCACATCAAGTCTCCCCAGTAAAACCCCGGACCCACTGTGGCCGCATCTAGGCCTGGCCATATGGCTTTGATCTTGGGGTATAAATCGGGTCTCAGCTTACCGGACTTTTTCTGTTGATCATACTTGACCCAGTCCTCGGGGCTTTGTGCTGGATAATTGGCATCAAACATGTACTTGTCCATGACTGCTAGTCGACCGTTGGGCAATCTCCCCCAAATCAAGGCAGGCTTACCATCCCACTTGATGGTGGTTTTGCCAGCATTGGCAATGGCGCCTTGCAAGTCTTGTATGGCCTTGTTTGCGGCTGCACTTCCTCCCAAGAAGAAAGCATCCTCGGGGTGGGGAATTCTTGGATCTTTTTTCTTGGCTGGGGCTTCGTCTTCAATGATGATATGGTAGCCTTGATTGACAATTCTATCACGCAAGCGTGCCATAAATCCAACTTCGCTTTCTTGTACTTGTCCTGGCTCTGACAATCCTTCTCTAGCAAGGTATTCGCGGAAGTCTGCAAGTTTAGCATCACGATTTGGATCCTTGGCAAGAGCCTGATATATAGTTTCAACGTTTTTAAGACTCTGTCGATCATGTCCTTTGCCCAACAACACACTGGCCACATAGTCGGGGTCCATGCCCCCGTCCACAAGTTGATTTGTGCTACGACTAAACATGCCGTTGGCACCAACCTTGAGTCCCAGTTGCTTGGCAATTGAACTCATCAAGATATTTCTGTACACACCTTTGTAGGCGCTGTCTGTGCCGCCTGCATAGAAGAATTGTCCCCAGTCTAGGTTAGGGAAAAACATAAAATCTGTTTGCACATACCCATTCTTGGGATTGCCAGCAATGGGGGTTTTAAAGTGCACTTCGCCTTTTTTAACAACCCATTCACGTGGGTCAAGCCCTTGGCTTTGAATATACTGTGAGAGCTTGGCAGCCAATGCATCTTTATTCACTGTGTTGAGATCTACTGCAAGATCCAAATCACCCGAAGTGGCTGCCTTGCCTGTGCTACCCAACCACTTGGTGGGAGTCTTTGTGGCTGGGTCAATATCCTTGCTGAAATCAACACCTGTCACTCCCTCAATCCATTTGATGGTGGCAGGCACATCAGCTCGGTTTATGCGCTGTGTTAACGGTTGTCCCTGGGCATCTTTAAAGACATTGCCGCCTTCATTGATCTGCATCGGTACGCCTTACAGTACGTGTGAATTTAGCAGGGTCTCGATCCCTGATTGCGTTTAGCAATTTTCTTGTGAGATTCTCGGCTTGATCTTCGGGATACGTGCTTTCAATTTGTTCCAGCAAACGGATGGCAGACGAAATTACATTTGATGCACGGCTTTCAATGATGTACTTTCGATCTCGATCAGCATACCGATCTTGATAGATGCCATCTAACTCTTCTAATATACTACGGGTTTTTTTCTGCATTTTTTATCAAGCCTTTGTGTTATATTTAGTAATATCTGGTAAGGTTGTAGTCAATATTACCCAGTTTTAATTTTGCTTAATAATTGTTTTAGTTTGGCGCTTTGCACTTCGCCATCTACTTTGGCGGGCTGTTCCCAGGCCGGTGTTCCTGTGGCCTTTTCCCAGGGTTTATTAGTTGGTGTATTTCCTTCTAGGCTATCTGCTGCCTTGGCTATGCTCTTGGCCTTGATACTTTCCATGATGGAACTTTGTGGTCTATTATAACCATTTTCGTCCCCGCCTTCGTCAGTGATGCGCATGGTTTCAATGTTGTATTCCAAGTCAATCTTTTGTCCCACACCAGTTGAACTACGACTCTTCATACATTGAATTTGATACTTGCCCCGCTCTTTCATTGAACGACTTGTAAAGATACCAAATACATTATCTGCTGTGTTAATTTTAGAGATACCACCTGAAATATGACTATGATCAAATTCACTTTCTTCCACGGCACTGCGATTCAACTGTGATGCTGTGACCATCAAGATGCCCAACTCTTTGGCCAGGTTACGCAATTCCTCACTCACATACTTGTCTTTGACAAACAAGTCATTGGGGCTGACTTTGGCGCTAACAGGCATCAGCAAGTCCAAGTAGTCAATCATCACAAAGTCAACTCGCTTGCCTGTTTGAATTTGATACTCTTTTAAGTATGCTCTAATATCATTGATGTTGCTTTGTGCCGGCAATCCCTTGACCTGATAGTTGCCTGACTTCTTGGACACTAATTTGACTTTGAGTTCAGTGGTATCAATGTCCTTGCGAATGTCTTTGGTGCTCATGTTTGTTAACATAGCATCTGTACGCAAACTAGTGAGTTCTTCACTCAATTCCAGTGTAATGTATACGCCACTAAGCCCTTGCTGTAGCCAGTTAAGAGCAATGTTCATCATGACCAGCGACTTACCCGAACCTGATCCACCCGCAAAGATGTTTAGTTCACCTCTTGAGAATCCACCATACAACAACCTATCCAATTGCGGCCAGCCTGTTGAAACTTGCCCACCCGAATTGAAGTATTTCTCAATGCGA